CACAAGAGTTCTACTCTAAAGCTTATGTAACCGAGGACACTGTAAACAACTACAGAGCTGTACCTGGTGTAAAAAGTGCTACTAAATTAGCCAATGTCCTTTTTGATGATATTCTTAAGGCCGCTAGCTGTAACTTTAGCGCTCCTACCGACGAACTTGATGCAGTTGACATCGATGTTTGCTCACTTAGCGCAATGGCTGAACTTTGCCGTTTTGACCTTGAGGCCTCTTTCGTAAGCCTTCAAATGGCAAGAGGTTCTAATGGATCTTTCGAAGTAGCTGAATTTATGGCTTACTACTGGGATGAAATGGCCAAGCAAATTGCTGAAGAAATTGCTATCCTAAGATGGAAAGGTGATACTGGTACAACTACTGGTACTTTCCTAGACCTATGTGATGGTTATGAGACTAAGTTCGCCGCAGACGGTTCTATTGTAACCCCTTCTGCTACTGTAGCAATCAACGCTTCTAATGTACTTGCTGAAATGGCTCTAACTTACAGCCTACTTCCTGGTAAAGTAAGAAGCAAAAAAGAAGATCTTCGTTTCTACGTATCTTCTAATGTTTACCAATCTTATGAATTAGCGGCTGCTCAAGGTAACACATTGACCTATGTAACTGAATCTTTGGGCGAGAAGTTCTTAGGAATCAAATTGGTTGTATGTGACGGTATGTCTGATGACACTATGGTTCTTACTCACAAGGACAACTTGATTTATGCTTTTGACGGTGAAGGTGATCCTACCGCTCTTAAAGCTGTAAATCTTGAAGACACTGTAGCCGAGCCTCTACTAAGAACTCGTGCTAATATCAAAGTTGGTTTCCACTACGTGAACCCTACTGAGATTGTTTTCTACCAAAACTAATAACCGGGGTCTCCTAGTGAGACCCCTTTACTTAAAAAAATTAAGATAAGACTATGGCAAATTGTACTGCGCTTGAAGGAATACTTAAGAGTTGTGATAACAACATAGGTGGCATCCGTACTGTATGGCTATGGGATATGGAAGATCAGAATTCGATCACCGAAGATACAACTAACTGGGAGATCACTTCCCTAGATGTAACCGGTACTTCATCTCCTGCCTCATTTCAAGGTGAAGAATTTCAATTTATCCGTAATGGATCAAATTATACTGAAGAAGCTACTATTGATTTAGCTAACGGTTCAACTTTTACTACTGTAAACTTAAACCTAATGTTTACTCGTAGAGAGGCTGATAAATCTAAATCTATCATGTTACTAGCAGAAGGTCAAAGGTATCTAGGTGGACTAGTTCTAGACTCAAACGGTATCTACTGGATCTTCCAAGATCTTCAACTTTCTGCATCTACTGAAGGTAGTGGTCAGGCTAAAGCCGACGGCTCAAAATACAATGTCACTCTAATGGCTGAAGTTGCTGACTTCGCTAAAGTTATTGATGACTCTGTATCTCCTAACCCTATCACCCAACTCTTAACTACTGGTCAATTCTAAAAACCAGCCTAAAATAAAAGAGAAAAGAGAGGCCCCACCCTATTAAGGTAGGGGCCTCTTTTAATATTACTATGATCTGGCTCGAAATTAATCAAATAAATTACTATACCTTAGAACTAAAGCAGACTCTACCTACAGCGGATGAGTATTTCTTGTTTGAGTTTATTTTTGAAGGTACTACTGAAAGAGAATCTCAGTGGTTTACGACTCCTGATTTGAGTCTAAGTCCACAGAGGTATTCTAAGTTTAAATTAGAAGAGGCAGAGTTTGCGCCTTATACTGAAGTTGATGATGCTCCGATTAATCTAGCGGCAGGTCAATACTGTGTTCGTATCTATGCTGCATCTCAACCTTGGCTGTTTACATCTCCTTGGGTTCCACCAGCTGAAGGTACACATATCCAAGAGGTTAGATGTCATGTCAGAGGCCAAGACCTGGTTACAGACCCTGTGTATAGTGGTTCACAACAACCGTCTACATCTGGAGATGTTTATACATAATGGGGGCGCCTCAGGATAATATAAATAAAGATGGAGATAAATGAAGTTATTCAATTTTAATAGAAATAAATCAGAAGGGGCTACAAGCCCTAATAAGAAGCAGGCTTTTTCAACACCGTTCTTAAAGATTGGTGAAGGTAATCTATCAGCGCCTTATATTAATCGTTACTATACACTACAGAACGTAGTTCAATTCGGCAGTGATAATCTCTATCCTCAGCTCTTAAATCAACTCTATTTTCAGAGTCCAATCCATGGCTCGTGTGTTGATTTTATTACTAATGCTGTCATTGGTGGAGGTTGGGACTGGTCAGATGAGGTCGAAACTAAGCAAAAGATTGAACAGTTAACCTGGACTAAAAAGAATCGGGTCAATAAGCTGTTTAAAGTAATCACCAGAGACTGGGTTATTCACCGCAGAATTACTCTCTTGATACATCAAAAAGATGGTAAGCCATGTAAGGTAGAGAGGGTTGATCCTGCTACAATACGTCATGACTATAATAACACCAGGTTTGTCTATTCTAGTGACTGGAGTAGAGGCATGCTAGATACTAAAGAATGGCCACGTTGGACGCCAGGCTGTCAACATGAGTGCTCAGTCTATCTCTATCAAGAAGATAGTCCAGGTCAAGTGACTTATGCAATACCTCGTTATAATTCTATTCTTAACTGGGCTTATCTAGATGGAGAGCAAGCCTACTTTCATAAGAGTAATCTACAAAACTCAATCTTTCCTTCGTTGGCTATTCGTAGACCTAAAGAATTTGGCTCACAAGATGAGATTGATGAATTTAAGGAGGGTATTAAGCAGAAAACAGGTGCTGGTAATGGAGGCCGAGTAATGGTCTTAACTGGTAACGGTTTCGATGATACACCTGAGATTGTGCCTATTAACTCTAATACTAATGACAGGGCCTTTGAGTGGACAAGTAAAGAGTTGAAAGAAAACATTGCTATTGGCCACATGATTAACCCTTCTATTATGGGTGTTAAGACCGCTGGTCAACTTGGCAATACAACAGAGATAAAAGACTCATATAGCATCTTTGAAAAGAATGTGGTTATGCCAGAGCGCGAAGAGCTAGAACTGGTCTTTAATGATCTAGTCCATATTTTTGGACTTAAAAACGAAGTATCAATTAATGAGTGGGCGATCATTGATGGTATCATAAAACAAAATGAAGAAGAATAATGGCAACATATTTTGTAACTGATGTCTACCTTAAGGACAATACTCCTGTCGCTGAAAACGTTGACAGCTTAATCAGTGGGCCTCAGATTAAGGCCGCGGCTGATGGATGGGCTCGTAATATTCTGGGTACTTACTTCTATAATGACCTGCTAGCCAAGTTTAATGCTCAAACTCTTAATCCTACCGAGATAACACTGGTTCAGGACTGGCTTAAACCAGCAATAGCCTGGAGAGCATGTGCTGAGATTGTGATTGCAGCAGGATTTCAACTAACTAATAAGGGTACACAGACCCAAAGTGGTGACTATAGCGCTACTCCTGAATACAGGGCACAGATGTTTGTCCAACATCACTATGCAGACCGGGCCAGTTTTTACGAAAATAGACTCTTGGAACACCTAATTGAAGATGGTAGTTTATACCCAGAGTTCAATGATGACCAGAATAAGGACTCAATGGCCAGAAAGGCATGTAGTAATCAGAAGGGCTCAGCCTTTCAATCAGGCATTAATATAATCTAAAAAGAGAGAAGAGAGAGAAATGAAAGAATGGGCGTTATCACTAATAGCAACTGTTGCGTATTTTTTTGCACCGGTTGTACCCCTCTTAATTGTAGCCGCTATTGCAATTGGCATTGACGTTTACTGGGGTGTTAAGGCAAGCAAGAAGAAGGGCATTGGATTTAAATCTAGAATCCTACGTAAGAGAATCGTAAATAAGTTGACTGCATACCACCTGGTAATCATTTCATTCTTTGTGATTGATAAATTTCTCTTAAGTCAGTTTATTATGCTCTATTTTGAGCACATCCAGTTTGCGGCCACTAAGTTTTTAACACTTTTTATAGTCTTTATTGAAGCCACGAGTGTTAATGAAAATTACAAGATAGTCCACGGTAAGAGCATAGTAGACCGTTTTAGAAGTATGGTTAGGACTATTAAAGGTGGCAAAGAGACAATCGATGAACTGGACCTACACGACCCAAAATAATTGTTTTAGAGTCGGTGGTCTCTAATCCACTGGACCAACAATTCCTCTAACTCTCTACATCTCTTTAAGAGTGCATAAGCACTTGACTGTGAGACTCCTAAGTGTGCAGCAACCTCTCTGCCACGAGTTAGGCCTTGTACCCAGTAAATATCCCACAGTCTCTTATCTAGAGGTCTAAGATTTCTATACCACTCATCTATCCAATCTTGAAGTAGAGGTAGGTCTTGATGTGGCATGCCCCTCTCAAAATATTCTAGTACAGGCTTATTAAATTGCCTCAGTACCTGACCATTGGTCCAATGTAGCTGACACTTAATCCAGTGTTTTGCCCAACTTTCAACGTCATGTATATCTTCTAACCTCTCACAATTAGAGAGCAGGTAGATATAGGCCTCACTGATTAACGTAGATGTATCGACAGCGCGCTGTAGTTTAAGAATAGCTTTATGCGTATACTCTTCTAGCCTAGGATAGACCTCCGTAAATAGTTCATCTAGAAGGGCTTTAGTCATTAACAGTTTGGATTTTATTTTGGACCTCCTCTCGCCACTTATTACGTTGACGCTGACTACAGAAACAGGGTGCTTTCTCTGCTGGATAGATGAGGCTCCATGCCTTTTTTGACATGTATTTGTTCCATATGTGCCTCTGGAGTAGTCCCTCTAACTCCACTCTAATATCTTCTGTCATTAGTCTTCTAAATGATTTAAGACTGCATTGGCCGCAATAGCTATTAGGGCTCCCTGCGCTGCTAGTATAAAGTCACCTGTCAGCCCGAAGAGTAGCCAAAAAGAGATACATTTTACACAGTCTAATAGACCAATCAGTTCAATTGCTAACCAGCGTAGTGGTGCTATACCAATCTGTTCAGCCCGGGGTATGAAGACGTCCCATATCTTTTGTGGCACTGGAGTTCTGACCCAGAGTAAGACAATGGGTATTAGAGTAATTAAGGTTTGAATTGGTGTCATAGTTATCCTTTTTTAATTGTTTCGCGGTCGACTA